GCTTGAGATTTAGCTTTTCTTGTTTCGACTACACCCTTAACAACATCACCAGCCACCCCTAAGAGAGGCTTAATTAATAATTGTAACATATATGTCCTTATAAGTTTTGTATGATATGACTAAGCTCTATGCACCGAGCAGGTGTTTGTTTGTGCCATAGACTGTCTCGCATTTGTTTACCTGCCTCTGGAAAATCTTTTTTGCCAATAGCTGCAAACATCTTACGAAACTTTCGTACTCCGCTTTGACCAAGTTGAAAACACATCTCAGTCAGTACGCCCTCTATCGTTTCTTTTTTCTTGTCTTCTAATTCTGAGAACCCTGTACCAGTTAGGTGTTCGTAAACTAATGTCTTTGCACCTTCGTGTGCTTTGTCGTAATCTTTGTCAAATAATGCAATCCAACCTTCTTGTGTAGTGGGTACATCTTCACCATCTAATATCTTGTGTCCGTAGCCACCAGTTAAAAAACCCTCTGTGCAATGGTATGGACTTAATCTATAACCTTCGTGTGCTTTTATGCGTTCTTTTACTTCGTTCATTTTATTGTATACCCTGACGGTTGTGTAGATAGTTTTGGCAACTTATCAGGTTGATTGCCTTGTAATATATCTTCTGTGTTTTTAAACAGATACCAAACAACAGATCCTATGATGCTATCTCTAGTAAATGTTTCTGATATTTCTTTTAGAGAACAGCCATACTGCAACAGTAAAGATACTGCTTTGCCAGAACTGCGTAATTCTCTGTCTAATGTGGATTCTGATTTCTTTGTTTTTACCCATACAGCTACAGGTGAAATTCCACTATCGCTTATAAGGTAATCCATTGTTGCTACGATTGGCATTTCGTCAATCAACATACGAACATTAACGGATCTCATCCTGTTTGGAATCTCCATGCGTGCCACGTTATTCATAATCTCTTTCTATTATCATTTCCAAGTAATGTATAGCTTTTTCTATATCTTCTTTTTTACCCTTGTATTTGTGCCTACAAACGTACTTGATAACATTGCCCTCCGCATAGGGAAGATTATTGATGTTTATAAATTCTGCTGGTTGTATGATAAATCTTTTGTAGTGATCGCCTTTTACTTGCTTGTCCAGTGTCTTCATGGACACACTTTATTCCAACGACCTCCTTTTGACAATACCATTGGTAATAATTTTGGCAGTCCATCTATAATTATTCCACAGCCAATAATAGGTCGAGACTTTTGTGTTTTGCAATACTCGAAAGCCAATGACTTAGCATCTATGAGACACCCGACCTGCATACCCCAGTTGAGGTTGTTAGGGTTAGCCCAGTACAAAATAGAATATGAGGAATGATAGTGGCCTTGAACTGTCGGGCAACCATACTGTTGTGCTACTTTTAAGACATTATTTGATTTGCCATGACAAAAGTAAACCTGTTGTCCATTTGACATGGTGATAAGAAGATCATCGTGCCATTTCCAACCAGGCCCTACTTCTAAAAACTCATTATAGGACTTCATGGCAGCCCTAGGCAAGCCACTAGCTTTTTGTCTACGGTAAACTAATGATCCATGGTTAGAATCCATAAGATCCATAACAGGAAATAGTTTTTCCATAGCGTGTATTGTAGGCAGTGATTGTTTGTGTTCGTCTCCTGCACTATATAAATCAGGATCACTGTCGTGAAAACTTATAGCGTGTGAGTCTACTTCATCACCTATATGAATTACACGATCAGGCTTATATTTTTTCTTAATGGTTTTTAAAAAAGGAATTAAATCAGGATGGTGATAAGGACAATGAGTATCTGAAATAATCAGTATGCACTTATTTTTCATACTTAATATTTAGTTGATTTGCACCAAACGTGCAAGACTACATCAAAGTACGTATGATTAGGTAACACATTTGTAAGAAAACAGTGGATCCTATAAACCATACAAGAGTTCTCAGTTGTCTCATATCTCTTTCAATATGAAACAAATGATTATCCTTGAGGGTAGTAAGCTTGTTGTCCATTAACTCAAGTTTACCCTCAATACGGATAATAGCTTCTTTATTTTGTTGTTCCATCAGTTTATTTAGATTCTTCTTTTGGAAGTTCACTTTGAAGCTGTGCTGTCCAATAATTAGCTACAATATCTAAATCAGATTTTTGTTCAGCAACTCTTATGAGTTTACTATAAGCTACTTTTGCTTTATCAGATAATTTAGATTCGTCATATTTTTTGTCGTTTAATGTAAACATATTAGCCCTCCAAAGCTGTTACTTTAGTTTCTAAAGTTTCTATACGAGTTTGTGCTTCTTGTAAAGCTTTGATGGCTTTCATATAAAGAACAGAATATTTAACTGATTTATAATCTCTTATATCTCCAGCATTTTTATCTCCATTAAGAACTTCTGCATCTGTTGCTTCATATAAAGTTTCTTGTTTTACAAGTTTATTCATACTAGACGCTTCTAATTCTTGAGCTATAACTCCTATTTCAACTCCAGCCGAATCTCCATATTGTGCAATGTCATCATTCTTTTTATAATTCCTAACTTTCAATGCTTTGATGTCATCCCATTGTGAATTAGCATCTACTATGTTTGATTTAATTCTTGAATCAGAAATAGCACCATAACTGTTATCGTGATTAACAATATCACCATCAGAGAAAATACTTACTCTTACTGCACCTGCGTCAAGACCTTGAAAAAATCTTGAAGTGTTATCATCAACAGTTTTTCCAGCAAAATTAACTCGTATACCAAATATATTTCCTGAACCTGATAATGTATGATCCATATTAAGCATATGAAAACCTGATGAGGCTTCTTCTACATGCAAAGTAGCTACATTTACAGTTGCAGTATTTATTCCAACTCTACTATCTCCACCATCAACAAAAAATGCATTAGCATTACCATTGGATTCTACTCTAAAATCTACATCATCTGAATCTTCATTAATAATAACAGCAGTATCAGTAATAGTTAATTGGTCATCATTAGAAGATGATTGATCGTCAATACCAGGAAGTGATACACCTGCATAAGTTTTAAGTCTTGATGCTGTTACTTTACGGTTTGTACCGCCTGCACCATCATCAATAATAAATAAATCTGCATCAACTATATCAGCTCCAATGTCTGTTGCTCCGTCTATATCTAGATCGGCAACAGCTATAGAGCCATCAGGAAATACTGGTGCTTGTGAAAAGGTTACAACACCAGATGATGATATAGCGATTGCGTCAGCATCTCCTGCCGAACCAATGTTACCATCATTAGCTATTGCGATTGCACCTGTCGTTGTAATAGTTGTAGCTGTAAGAGCTTGTGCAGCAATTGTGCTACCTGACTCAGCAGTAAATGTATTGGCTGTAATTACAAAGTCTTTTGCACCTGCAACATAGATGTCAATAGTATCGTCAGTAGGAGCTTCGATATATGTATCACCATCGTCATCAAGTATTAGTTTTCCACCAAACGCAGCAGTATCTATACCTAATTCAACTTTGGTAGGAGTGCCAGAAGCTAAAGAGATACCTGTAAGGTTTACAGTTTGTAAACTAGATCCGTGTGATGTAGATGCAATAGTACCTTCTACTACATTTGCTCCACCATCAGTTACTCTGATCTTTCTACCTGCAAAATAAATAGCAGATAAGTCAGCAGATGAAGCTATAGTGAGTGTATCGGCATCAACACGAGCTATCGTGTAGTCCTTATCTCCATCTCCAAACTCGAAATATCCATCTCCAAGTTGTTCGTACATATCTCTGATATGTCCCATTAATTCTCTTGCAGCGTTATTGACATTTGAGGGTGCCATGTTTTCTGCAAAGTTCACAGTCAAGTTGTCGGTATTATTACCTGCTGTTGAACTAAATTTTCCTACGCCTGTTCCAGCCATTGTTTTATTCTCCTATTAATTTCTTAATTATTGTTGTTTGTTATTAATCCTTGTGGTGGTTTTGCAGCTTCAAAAAACATTCCACCTAAAGGTTGATTTACCAAACTTGTTTCTGTTGCTGTTAATTTTGGATAAGGTATTTGATAAAAAGCTGGTCTTAATTCAGTCTCTATCAATTTTTGTGCTGTTTTTTGATGAAAAACGTCTCTAGTTCTATCAAATAAACCTCTTGCAGCCAATAAACCTTGAATATTAGCAAGTTTAAATCCTACAATACCAATTAATCCTCTACCAAATTGTTGTATCATTCTACTCAATCCTGATGCAGTATTAGAAGCATTTACAAGGTCTTTACCTAAAAAGGTTTTACCTACCTCAGTAGTAAAATCATCAATTAATTTTAATTCACTTTCATCAAATAACTCTTTCATAATGTCAGAATTTTTATTCATTATGTTTTTGTATTGATCGTGAAAAGATTTAGGTTTAAATCTACCATTTTTAATTGAATCTCTTATTATTTTATTAAATGCAGCAGTTCTAAGAGCCTGAAAATCTTTATTTGTTTGTGCTTGTAATCCTAAATTTTTTTTCTGTACTCCAAAAACGTCTTTAAGTTTTGTTATAACAGGTAAACTTTGACTTTTTAAACCTAGTTGGCCTGATCC